TATTTTCTTTATGTTGTAAAACATTACTTGGTAGTTTAAAAATTTTATGATATTCGTTTTTGTAGTTGTTTGCCTCTTTTAATATTTCACTTGCATTACTAGATGAATCAAAACTTTTTTTTCTTAAATGATTATCAAGGTCTGCTTGAAACTGTGCCATCTTAATTGTTTCAACTTCTGAGGTACGATTTGATTTTGATATAGGATCATTAGGATCACCACCGTTAAATTCAACAACTTGATTACCGCCATCAACTGCTTCAAGATCAGGCACTTCTGCTGTTTCATTAATTGCTAATCTATTAACATCTGACTCGCCTGCATATCTAGGATAGATACCACTTGGGTCTTCAAAACCTTTTTCACCAGTTGATCTTGATTTTGGTACACCAGGAAGTGTACCCATAATAACTGGTTGTTGTAAATCGTTGTCTGTAAAGAAACCTACTACCCATGTACCTTCAACAGCACCTAATGGTGTTTGTCCAATACCAGATACGGTTGCACTGGTAATCGGATTCATAGGGTGTGCCCATGGTAAGTCTTCAGTTTTTAATTTATCTTTATCTTCGGTGTGATGTCCTAGGCAACGAACTCTTAATCTTCCTAGGCGTTTGGGATCCATTCGATCTTCAACAACTCCAACGAACCATTGAAAACCATCTTTACCCATAAAATTTTTCATAATCTTTTATCTCTTTAATCTAATTGCCTTTAATCCTGTTTCTCTATTTAAATATTTATAGTCTAATTTAACAACATCAAAGTCTGATTTTATTTTCTCGGCAATCTTATAAGGATCAAACTCCGCACAACTATAAATGTCTATTTGCATAAGAGCAGGAACAGGTTCATCCCAAACATGAATTGCAATGTGACTTGTTTCAATAACCGCAATACCTGTAATACCACGATTGCCTTCCATTGTACAATACTTGACATAAGGTCCCATTAGTATTTTCATGTTTATAGATTCAATAAAATCTTTTAACCAAACGGTTAAGACATCTTCGTTAGTGGGAACTTTATTTGCTTCTGCTCGTAGAATTAGGTGCTTATGTACCTGTATTGGATTTTTCATACAGCATAAAATTAATTATCGACTGGTGCGTTTGCACGCCATTGATAACAAGACCAATATCTTGCTTTTGTTTTAGGTCCTGGGTTATCACAATTATGTCTTGCACGAAAGGATTTACGTCTTGCAGGATTATCTCTTTTAATTGATAATCCAGTTGTATCACCAAATGATACCTTTTTTACCTTGTCGCCGTCTTTTACATAAACATAAAACTTTTTAGAACCACCACGCACAGGATCATTTAGTTTTACTTTTTTACCTTGATATTCGGCTTCAGTAATCTCTAAATCCTTATAAGTGTTTTCGCAAATGGCGTCAATAGATTCTACTTGTTTTAGTGTTTTCATATATCATATTTATAAGTATACCTTCACAGAAACCAGAAAGTTTTTTTCCGATTTTTTTAGAACGCTAATGTTCCGTGAAGGTTACCTAATATCAACGCAATCGCAATAGCAGATATAAACAGTCCTAGAAGTATATACAATAAATCCATCTATGCCGTCATGCTAAGCGCTCTTTTGATATACTCGTTTTCGTTGTATTTGGCACGCCTGGCAGACTCTCTTGATTCGCTTATAATCTTGTCTTTTAATTTAAGTTTTTTCTTTTTGAGATTTGAAATGAGAGTACGATTGTAAGAATTGTGTTTTTCGAGATTTGATATCTGTTTGTCTAGGTATTGATGTTTTCTTTTGTAAGTGTCATTATTTGCCATAATTCTCCTTATGTTAGATTACTTAAATACTTATAAGAGTAGTGTTCTTGTTTTGTTCTAGTGAAAAAAATAAACGCCGATTTCACTAGATTTTTCGCTTGATATAGTGTATATTATATGTTATATTAATAATGAAAGGAAAATATATGAATAATAATAAACTGCCAAAAGACTTTATAGTATCAGATGAGTATTGTGTAATTGAACCTGGTCTGACTAAATTTAATAAAGATCAGATAATCTCTCATGCCGATCTGTTAGATTATTTAAAAGATGATGTCGCAACAATAAATGATTTATCATTGCTACCACATATGTCAGATACTAAAAAAGTAGACCTTGACAAAGAGTATGAAAAGTTATCAGATAAAGTAAGTACATTACTTGATAATACTGAATCTGAAATGAATGATTTAATAGAAAAATTTAATGAGAAAGTTGAAGAAGATGAAGATAATGAGAGTTATCAAGAAATAGATACTACTGATTTATCTTATAAGTTTTCTGAATTATCAGATTACATAGAAGACTATTCACAATAAAAAATATACGAGAAAAAATCCCACTAAAATCCTGATGTAGCCGTTTGATATAGAAACGGTCTATGTCAAAACAGATCCCTTACGACTACTGGTTATAATTAGCCCAGATACCTGGTCCGTCGTTTGACTGGCTATAACCTATTAATTAAGGTCTATTCTCTTACCTGTCTTTGTATTGTTACCTACAACTAATTCGTCTTTTTTACCTGCTATGTTTTCTACACTATCCTTAATTACATTGACATTCATGTTTCTTGTTACTTGTATGTTAAGATCACGAGCTGCGTTAAGGTTTATATCCCCAGCATCTTGACCACTACCTAGCGTTGTAAGATTTAGATTACCACCATTGACTTCGACATTGACATTGCTGCCTTGACCTACTTCAATGTTATAGTTGTTACCTGCTTTACCTTCACTATTTACTCTTACTCTTAAACCCTTGTCAACTGTACTACGAGATATTCCTTGTATGTGACAGTAATCGTTGCCTGTGGTTAACATATAGTTATCCTTTTTGACCCTAGTAACCTTTGAGCCGTCTGGGAATACTTCATAACCTGAGCCGCTTGTATGTCTTTCGTGTATTCGCTCTTTGCCTATGGTATCGTCAAATTCTTTTATATGGCCGCCTTCGGTTTCATAGACGTGATTACGAGGATAGGTAGCAGCGTATTCTGTTTCAGGTTCGTCCCATGACGTAATGTCTAAATCGTTAGGTATCTGAGCGACACCATCAAAGATACCATCAACCTGAGCAATACCTACCGCAAGGTCTCTATCTGCCTTACGCAAGGTTAATGTACTGTGAGGATTGTCGTCATCTCCAACAGCCAGACGATTGACGTCCGTTTCTTTATACTTAGGATAGTTTGCGTTTATATAGTCTTGAAATCCATCAATAGAATCCTTAACAGGTAAGTCTTTAGGTACACCAGGCAACGTACCCATAATCATAGGCATTTGCGCTTCGTGACCATCAGTAAAAAAGCCCACGACCCACGTACCTTCTACACAACCAAGAGGCGTCTGGCCGACACCTGATACAGTAGCAGAAGTAATAGGATTCATTACATGAGCCCACGGCAGGTCAGCAGTAGGTAACTTGCCCAGGTCCTTTGTGTGATATCCTAGACATCTAACTCGTAGTCGCCCTAGTTTTTGTGGGTCTTGTCTATCTTCAACGACACCTACAAACCAAGTAAACCCATCTTTACCCATAAAATTTTTCATAATACTTTTTCCTTTTCCTTCGATACCATGCAGATTAAGTCCACAACGGATTTCACTATAAACGGCATTTAATAACTACGGCTGCCCCTAGTGTTTTTCTATGCTTATCTCTACACATACACACAAAACCATAGTGTTTATTCATCTAAATACCTACGCTTTTTTGCATTTACAATCATCACATACACATGGACCACCACTATCTAATTCATCTGAAGGTATATGCATATCACTTTCACAATGACAATCACACTTACAATTAGAGCATTGCGACACTTCTTTTGTTAGTACTAGGATGTTTTTTCTATCTATCATATGATACTATTTATATGTTTAGTCTGAATTCTTGAGAGAACCTACTCGGTATTGGGTAGAGACCTCTTGTGGAAAAATTTTCGTAAAGTCTGTGGGTACGAGTGGTTTCTATCTATGTCTATTATAGACGTTTGTTGAACTGTCGTAAATGTCTTCTATTGCGCCTACTTCGTAAGCCGCTTTGTATTCTGGGCGACCAGCGTAATGTGGATTAACTACTGAATCCTTAGCACATTCAAGTACCATTGTGTATATGTCGCTTGTAATTTGATGACGTATTTTTGTTATAACATACTGACCACCAAATCTATGATCTTGTTCTATGTCAACTTTGTCAGCGTCAACAGGTCTTATTTTAAACTCAATTAGATCACCTGGTTCAAGATAAGATTGACCTTTTACAACTAATTTAAGACAAGTGCCATGAAGTATCTGATTGTATATAGACACACGTTTACCCTTAAGCACGCTGTCTTGTTCTACGTCTAAACCGTATCCTGCACCTGCTTCGTCATTGTGTAGATATTGTGTAGTAGGTTGTAATGTTGTTCTTGATTCAGGATAATCTGATAGGTTTAACTTATTATCATAATCAACAGTAGTACCTGCGACAGGATGTTTATTATTATCTCTTGTGTGATTTTCAAAATCAGTATGTTTTGAGTTTTGATAGTCTAAATGATAGTTATAATCTGATTGTAGATAGGACTTATCGTAAAAATTGTACGAGGTTACTCTATGACCATACGTGCCTAGTGCTGTATTAGCAGCAACATCATGGAAGTTATTTAAAAATCTGTATGATTGAACTGATTTAAAATCGTGATCTATCTTGTTAGGTATTGCTTCATCTTCATGTTTTAAGGGCATATAGTAAAATGTCTGTTTAACAGGTCTTTTAGATGATCCTTGATTACTGACCATACTTTCCCAACTACGAAAATGAAAACACTTTACAGACTGATAAAAGAAAAACCCTACACTATTAGATTTTTTAGGTAATGATTTGTCAGCAATCATATTAATTGCGTCAAAGGGGCGCATATTAGGTACAACTATCTTATCTGAATTACCTGTTTCTTCGTATTTAAGTTTCTTTCTTGTATCAAGATAGTCTTTGTGACGCAATATCTTTAAAACTGCTAGATCAAATGGTCCATCATACGCTTGACTTACTTTTGTTCGTAGATTTCTCATAAATTCTCTACTTGCAAAGTGTATTGTGTACTGCATATTACCAGGTGACAATTGTTTTCTATCTGTAATCTTATAAACATGGAAAGGTTCACCTGTTTCTACGCTAGCATCCAGTATATCGTCAGCGTCATTTGTACCTGGTGAGAAAAGTTTAAATGCTATACGCTCAAGACCTTGTACTTCTACTCTACCTATCTGATTTTTTGAATCTGTTATGACTACTGTGCCTGTGACTGCGTTCTTATAGATTGACTCATAGATATTTAACTCAACCACAATATATTTAAGGTCTATAATATCACCTCTGTGATTTATTAAATCAATGTGTCCTAATGTATAATCACCTGCTTTTTCAGGTCTATCTTTTATATGAGTTTTTACCATTATATTAATCCCTAATTAAATTATCAAATTCTTCTATAAACTGTTGTACGTACCTTCTGTCTAATAGTTTAATTGATCTGTATTTGTCTTGTTGTCTTTCTTCATACTCTCTATTAGAAATTGTTGTTGCGTTATCTGTATCTGAATTAACCTCTACTTTGTGAGAGTAATCATTAGGACCTTGACCGCTTGTGCGACCACTATCCTGTGTGACTTCGTAATGATGAGCAGTGTCTTCATTACCTGCGCCATACTTGTCTGCAAGAAATGCCTCAAACTGTGGTTGTGTCATTGGCCATTGATAAAATCTATCTGTCACGTTATTTGTCATAAGTATAATCCAATGTAATTCAGCGTCACCAAACCACTTAAACGCAATGTCTTCAGGTTTTTCACCTTCTCTAACATCATACTGGTCAAATAGCATACTTGCGCTGTTAATTGCTGTTCTTATTTTAACACGTCTTAAAATGTCAGGCAATAACTTATAATTTTCAGTATTAGTTATATCATAAGCAAGCATAGGAAATCTTTGAAAAAATGACATGATTAATATCCTTCGTTAATTCTATCTTTTGTTAGTGTTGTAGTTTCTCTAAATGTTAAACCCATTTTAATTGACGTAGGTGCGCCATCTGAAAATGATCTAACACCATTAGGTGTATAGTTTGTAGAAACATTAGTCAACACACACGTTGAAATCTTGTTGTAGTAATCGTTTTCACTATTTGTGCCATCTTTTGCAATAAACATATAATGGATATCAAATTCTGATGGTAATGTTAAAAATCTACTTTGTGCGCCTTGTAATTCAGGTGCCATATGAAATCTGAACAATTGTATAATTGCTTGTACGTCTGCTGTTTCTTCTTCATTTCTTGGCGCAAATGTAAATTCATATTGAAATTGTCTTACGTTCATATTTGAGAACAACACTTCCATATAAGGATTATCTGCTTGACCAAATGCTCTATTAACTAACGCTGCCCCACCTTCTGCGCCTGCAAGTGTTTCTGCAAGAGCAGCGGCTGCTTTCTTTGCGCCTTCTACTGCGATACCACCTGCACCACCTACTAGTGCTTTTGCGGCTGCTTCATAATCTTTAGCACCTACAGCATTTGAAAAGTCTAAACCAGCAGCAGCTGCGTATCCTAACATACCTGTCATTTCATCATTATAGACTGCTTCAACACTATCTGATACGTTTGGTGGTAAATATATAGCAACTGAATCTGATATTCTTGTTGTAGTGTTTGATTTAGCACCTACACCTCCACCTATTGAACTATCTGCTCTCTTTTTTTCACCACTTGCTAAACTTGTCATACCAGTAGTATAATTACCAGTGGCTCTTTTTCTTCTATCATTATAATATCCTTTAATTGCTGTTGCTTCACCTTTAACATCTTTAATTTCTGTTCCGCCACCTTGACGAACTTCAACTTGTTTTACTGTGGGAACAGGTTGTCCTTGAGGATTAGTATATTCAAATTTTGATCTATTTTGTACATTAACGTAAAATAACATATAGTGACCATTTTGTACGTTATTGGTTACATCACGAGGATATGAAAAAGAAGCAAATGACAATGGGTCAACATTAAGAAGACTAGTCGGTGTGTCTTTTATACCGAGTTTAGCAACTCTTGTAGCAGGTGGTTTAGTAAAACCTGTATTGCCTTTACCGCCAAATATGTTAGTCTTTAACTTGTTTAATGAATTGAATAAATTTCCCATTGTTTCCTTACTAAATAGTTATACTACTATTTATATGAATATGCAAGAAAGATCACAAAAATACAAGGGCAAGTTTACACCTCATAACCCTAGCAAATACATAGGTGACAGTAGTAATATTGTTTATCGTTCTATGTGGGAGAGAAGGTGTATGAAATACTTTGATACTAATCCTAGTGTACTTGGTTGGGCAAGTGAAGAAATATCTATACCTTACTATGATACTGCAACTAGAAAGGTGCGTAGATACTTTCCTGATTTTCTAATTAAGATAAAAGATAAAAACGGTGATGTAAAAGCACATTTAATAGAGGTTAAACCTACAAAAGACCTGCGACCACCTGTAGCAGGTAAAGGTAAAAAACGATCAACTGTATTGTATGAAATGAAAACTTATCAAATGAATAGAGATAAGTTTGCTTCTGCTCGTAAATGGTGTGATGATAGAAATATTACTTTCGATATATGGACCGAAAAACATCTACGACAGAAAGGATAAGTGCTTCTACGCATATGTATAAAACATATAAAAGAAATAGTGTAAACATGATTGCTAACACTAGAAACTCTAATATTTTATAATATATCTTCTCTATCACTTACCACTCATTTTATTAATCAACTCAAAGGCAACTTTTACTTTTTCCTCTAATACTTTTATTCTGTAATGTGCCTGTGCTAATGTGACTATCAATAATATAAACGCCACAAAGATTGGCCATAATCTTGATAACATTAATACTGCTTCTGAATCCATAATATTCTCCTTATAATTAACCGTAGTTTGCTGCTGCTAAATGTTTTGCTGTTGAATCTGAATGGTCACTAGTAGGTTCACCATTTGAGTGTACAGATGTTTGATTATATGTATCACCACCTTTTGAATTATTTATTGCGTTAATATTTTGCATAGCTCTCATTGCCATTTTCTGTTGTTCAAGTTTTGCTTGTTCTTCTTTTAGTTTTTTAGCATTTGCAGCCTGAACATTAAATTTAGTATCAACAACACCATAGTCACCAGGATCAATAACCATAGTACTAGTTGCACCTGCAAGTCTTTTTGCTGCTCCTTCTTCTGCTGTTCTTTTGTCTAAAGCAGCTTTTTCAGCAATATTAGTACCTTCACTACCTTTAAGACCTTCTTCTTTTTCTTTTCTCATTG